ACAGCCTTTGTGCGAGTCCAGCATTAAAGGACAATTTGTCATTAACTTTATATCTATATCTTTCTGACGTTTCAACATATTTAATATCAGCAAAACCATCTTCTAAGTATTCACCTTTTAATATATACTTATCATCTACAAATCTTATAAAGTGATGCTGGTCTAAATATTCATTACCTTGTTGTCTTTTATAATCTACTTCAAATAAAAATTCTAAGCCACGTACTTTACCTACGTTAGCACCATCTGACCATGATTCTTCTGTGCCATCGTAAAATGTACTAGCTCTGTTTTCATAACCAAACCTTGCGATCTTACGTATACCTAAAGCTAAATTGTAATCGTATGGTGTTTCTACAGTTACAGTTTCTAAACCATTAGTCACAGAAAACACATCTACATCTGATATAGAATTACCACCATTTGCTGCCGCGTAAAACGTAGCAAATTTAAAATACTTTTTTAAGTTTTGCGAACAACAATCTTTTGGCGCAGCACATGCAACCAATGCTATACATATAATTATTATTAATTTTTTCATTATTTGCTTTGTTAATATGAGAATTTTCTAGTTACTTTTTTCTTTTTACGTCTTTTAGATGTTTTAGAGTTTTCAATACCTAAGTTCCACTTTGTCCAACCAGCCATTAAACCAACTCTTTGCCAAGCAGCTAAATCTTCGCCAAAAGCATCTGAAACGTTTACAACTTTTTGATGTAATCTTGACAACGGTATGTTAGTTGCTGTTTGAGTAAACGCAGCGGCAGCTTCCCAAACAGGGTTCTTTAAATTATAGTAAGGAAGTTCTTCTATAAGATCTTTGTTCCATTGTATAGCTCTTTCTCCAGTTCTTATTTGTCTAAATTTAATACCTATTGGTGGAGACAAGTTTGCTAATTCCATTATCACAGCAGATTCATCTTTATTATATGTTTTTTCTTGTTCTTTATAAAAAGCTATAGTCATGTTTTTTATAGTAGATACAACAGCACCACCAATACCCATACCTCTAAGTAAACTGTCTATACTACCATTTAATATTCTTTCTTGTTTTTTATCAAAAAACTCTTCATCTTCCTCATCATCACTAAACATCATGGCAAACAAAGCTGTTTGTAAAGCGTAAAATATTGCGTTTTGCACAGCACCATAGTAAACTATTCTAGAAACGTTTGCTCTTGCGCTACCTCTTCTATTTATTAAATCTAAAGCTGCTTTTTTTGTTAAACGCGCATACTGCATAGGAGTGTTTTGAAAAGCTAATATAATTCTACCTAAAACAGAGGCTTGTTGTTGAGAAATCATATCAGGTCTAGAAGACTGTTGTGTTTCTTCTGCTATAGCTTGAAAATCATTAAAGGCTTTTTTCTTAGCTTCAGGAACACTCATGCCTTCAGCAATATACTTGTTTAGTCTGTTTCTGTAAAACGTAGCACCACCCGCTGCTATAGCAAAACTATCTGCAATTTGCGTGGGTAAAAAACCTTTTGTAAGTATGTAATTTACGGCGGCTTTGTACTTGTCAATCATACTACCAGAGTTTGCAACGTAATCAGCTAGTTCATTGGCGTTTACATCCATAGAAAGACCACTACGCCTTTGCTTTAACATATCAGAGTTAAATATCATAGTAAAGTCAGCCCAGAATTGTTTTTGATTAGCAAAAGCTTTAGCAGCAGCTATAATGTTGTTGTCTTCCCAATTTATAAAGTTAACAGTAGAAAGAGTTTGTAGTAAAGCAGATCTTACGTTTACAAACATTGTTGTACCAATAGCTCCATTTATCCAGTTCATAAACCTATTTACAATTCTATTGTCTCCAAAACTTCTGTTAGTACCGTTTTCTATTCTATACAACATGTCTTCTAAAGCTTCCCTATAGTTTCTACCATAAATAGCCTCTATCTTATTCATGTTTTCTGGAGAGAATATTATACTTACATTTTCTAAAAACTCAGCAAAAAACTGTTTTCTGTTTATTTTAGATACAGCGTTTTGTAAGTCTACTTTAATATCTTCAGTCAACCAATGATCTCCCGGTCTAAGATAACCATCTTCTTGTTTAGAAAGAATACCTAAAAGATCCGCAAAAGCTTTTAACTCTACATCAGACGATATTATTTTTACTAAATTAGCTTGATCTGTATCTGTAAGCCCTGGTATTTTAAAACCAAACTTATCCCACAAATAAACTCTAATAGCATCTCCATAAGTATAATCTGAGTTAGGTATTTTTTTATACAATTTTTTAGAAACAACAGGCATCTTTTTTAACAAAGCTTTATAATCATTTGCTATAGCCTGTTTAGCGTTGTTTAAGGCTTGGTAACCTCTATTTAGTGGTTTTATTAAATTTTCTTTAAACCATTCAAATTGTTGCTCTCCTTTTTTACCTGGGCTTAAAAAAGAATATATTAAGCCTACAAAGTCTTCTGCAGAAGGTGGTATTAATAATTTAAACTTATTTTTTTCTTCACCTCTTCTTCTAGCTTTAGCTTTAGAAAATCTTTTCTTAGCTTCTACACCAGATTGTTCTTCAAGTATTTCGTTGAATTCTCTGTCGTACTTAGAGCTTTTGTTAGATATAGCTATTTGTACTTTAGATTTAATATCTAGCTGCTCTAAAACATTTTTAACAGCTTCTACATTTGGCAAGGCGTCATCAACAAAATACATGTCGTTATATCCTTCTGCAAACTTGTTAAGCATCCACAATGCTTTTGCCTCACCAGTACTGTTGCCTAAGCCAGTAATGTTTTCAATAGGTATTTTTATACCCTCACTTTCTAAATAAGCATGTATTGCTGCTTGACTTTCCGGAGCTCTTGCTGTTAATATAAAAACGTTTTTAGGACCAAACTTTTTAATTTGGTTTTTCATTTTTTCCATTAACGGACCTGGTTTACCGTTAGTAACTTTGTTAAAATCACTAAAATCCATTTTCCAACCTTCTTTCACAAGTTGATCACCAACCATAGGCCACTCATCAGAAGCTATACGTTTTGTTTCACCATCTTTAGTAGCTATTACAAAGTTATCGCTAATACCAACTGTCTCATCAAAATCAAAAGCGCTCATACCTCTAGGTTTTCTGTTGTACTTAACAGAGTTTGCTGATTGAGTTAGTTTGCTAATTTTCATGTCTTGTTCTACCTCAACCATAGGCTTGTTCATTAACTCTGCAGCTATACTGTGATCTAGACCAAACACTAAACCTTTTACGCCGTTTACAACATCTTTTATAAGTCTTATTGCTTTAACGTTTTTATCACCTCTATTTATAGGGTTAAACATTCTAACCATAGAACCAAACTCTTTACCAGCTTCGTAAACTAAGCCCATCATGTTTTTTAAACCGGTTTTGTCTAGTGTTTTGTCTGCTTCTTTAGTAATTATAGCTACGTTGTAGTCCACGAGCTCTTTATCAAAAAGTTTCTTGTAATCACTAGGCTTTGTATTTTTATCTAAAACAATATCTATCATTTTCATTAAAAGATAAGAGGCTGGTTTTTGATGTTCAAACCTTATGTTTTCATTGCTGACTTTATCTCCTAATAAAAAGTTACCATTTTCATCTAGTATACCGTCCATTATACCAACAACCTTACCAGCTCTTCTTAGTGTAGTGCTAGGGTTGCTCATAAGAGTCATCATCTGAACAACAAAGTCTTGCTCTGTAAATGAAGAATCGTTTTCAAGTTTGTCAACTAAAAATATAATTTTATTTACTAAAGCTTTACGAGCTAATTCAGCTTCTGCGTCTTTCTTTTCTTGACTATATTTGTTAGCACCTTTACGTGTAACCTTTTTCATCAAGTTAATCATTTGTGTCACAACTCCTTTTCCATCTTGTGGCTCAAACTTTATTTCAATAAAATTATCTGATTTACCATCTCTAAATATAGCTGTGCTTCCCGGGTACTCTTTTTCCATTGCATCAAGAAAATCTTGATCCATACTATAAGAGTATATGTACTTTCTAAAATCTGCTTTTGGACCTTCTTCAGAGTGAAATAGTTGAAACCTAGGTGTTCCGCTTTCTTTGTATTTAGGGTTTTTTACAAATTTATCCGTACCAGCTATAGATATATACTCACCATCACCTTGTTTGTAAGCTGTAATATGATTTTGTTCTTCCATCATAATCTCTTCCAAAACCTCTTGCATGGTTGCCTCACCCTTTTTAAACTTGTCTATTATGCTTTTTACCTGCTCAGCAACAACTTTTCTACCTTTAGTTATAGCTTTTCTATTAAATATTTGTTTTCCTGTTGGTGTATCACCATCTTTGGTTTTTAAACCCATTTTTTCAGCAAGCCCTACATAAAATTCTACTAACATGTATTTTTCAGCAAACTCCTCAAAAGGTTCTATTTTAATACCTTGAGATTCTAAATTTGCTTTTTGATACATAAACTGCTTAACTATTCCAGACTCTTTAAACATGTCACCAACAAGCGCTCTAGCTTCTTTGTTTGATAAAAAACCATCTTTAGAAAACACTTTAGATACTTTAGTTATCATAGCGCTTTGCTTGGTGTTTTCATGGTCTATTTCTTGAAGAACAAGAGCAACTTCTGGCATACGCTCTTTTATTCCTGCGTCCATATCAGCTCCATACTTAGCTATAAGCTCTCTAGCTTTTTTAGACTGTGCAGAAGCTGCTAAACCATCTTCTAAAGAGTTTTTAAGTCTTTCGTTTAAATCACCAGTTAATTCTAAGCTTCTTCTTAAGCTTTGGTTTGTTATAGTTCTGTCTAGCAAAGACAACACAGCGGTTATTTTTGCACTAGTGTTTCTATCAACTTTAAACTCAAAACCTTTTTTACCATCTTTAGTTACTCTAAATATTCCTAAATATTCGGCAAAATCTTTTTCACTTAAGTTAGGTTTTTTATATTGAGGAAAGTTATTTTTTATTCGCTTGGAACCTTTGTTGTAACCAAATTTTAATAATACATTTGGCATGTTAGTAGATTTAAAAGCTTTTGTGTGACCTTCGTTAAATATAGTAGACAATATAAGCTGAGCGTGTTTAGCTATAAATCTTTGTCCTGACCTAACCTCGTTGCTACCTGCTTTTCCTTCTCTTTTTCTTAAATTAGCTAAAAACTTTGTGCTTCTTGGATTTAGCTTGTCAACATCAACACCTGATAATCTAGCTATAGTTTTGTAAGTTAACCCTTCAACGCTACTTAACTCCATAGTGTCTAAGTCAAGATCAAGCATATGTTTTTCTTTTAAACTTTGTTTTAACTGCTCTATGGTTTCGCCACTTTCACTTTCTTCGTTAATAAGTTTTTTAAGTTGTTTCAACTCATCTAAGCCTTCTGCTATTTCTTTTTCTACTTCTTCTTGAACACCTATTTCTTTAGCCGCGTTATATTTTGGCGCAACAAACCTTGGCGCATCATCAAAATCAGCTGGTGTTGAATCGTCCGCAATTTCACCAGTGTTTTCGTTCTCTATGCTTACAACACCTTCCATCGCGCCTTTTTGCTCAGCTTTTAAAACATCACCATACCTAAGAGGTAAAAGCCTGTTTAAATAAGCTCCAAAAGGTATCAACGCTGGATCATAACTTTGTGAAAGACTTATTAATTCTTTTGAAAAGCCTGATTGGAATTGATCAAACCCTATTTTTTTACTTTCTTCTAACCCCATTATTTTAGGGTTTTTAGCCGCAAAGTCAGACAAAGCAGTGACCAAAGCCATGTTGTTTAAAACTAAATCGTTTCTTAAATCTTCATCATATATAAACTCACCAAACTCATCTTGCTCTCTTGTATTTAAAAGTTCTTGTCTTATTCTGTCGTTTTCATCTACAATTTTTTGAGTATTTTCTGAAAGTTGTATGTCTTGTTTTACATCATTTCTTTCATAAATATTTTTTTGTCTCATACGACCACCTCTAGTAGAAGCACTAGAAAAAGACTTTGCCATCCACTCAGGTAGTTTTTCTTCTTTTTCAAAAGCTTCAGCGTCATCAATAGCTTGTCTGATTTCTTTACTGTCTATTTTTAAACCATTTTTTATAACTTTTCTCATACCTCTAGAAAACTCTTTGTTGCCTTCTAGCTCAGCGTTATAATCTCTTATAAAATTAACAATACCTTTAGTACCTTTTATTTTAAGGTTGATACCAGCTTTTCTTAATGTTCTTCTTATAACATCTCCAACTCCACTTAAAAATGTTGAGTTAAATTTAATATCACCTTGAACTAAAGCTTCAGATATAATAGTAAACATTTCGTCCCACTCCATACCGTTTACTTTATCCTCATACGTTTTAAACTTACCACCAACATAATTTGCCTTGTCAGAAAACATATACTTCCTTTTATTTTTACCTAAAAGTTCTTGCCTCATTAAAAAAGCTAAGCCTTTAACTGCCTTAGGGTTTTTAAGCACTGTTTGTCTAAACACAAGGTGAAACACCTCGTGAAAACCAACACCAAAGTTATCGTCTGTTTCTACCGCGTTTTTACCATCTTTATCTTTAGTGTTTATAAAAATTATTGGCTTGTTACCAATGTCATCGTATATAACTACACCAACAGAGTTTTCATCGTACTTATGAAAAGGTAAAGGTTTTAAACCTTTCTTTTTTCTTTCTTCGTTTTTAATTTTAATTTCTTGGTTTTTTGCTGCTACAGCTTTTGCAAAATCTTTTTTACCGCCTTCCACAATAGCTACGTCAATACCAAACATTTTTAACATGCTTTTACCTTTCTTCAAGCTCATGTTGTAAAGACTTTTTTTCCATTCAGTGTTATCTAAACTTTCTAACTTAACGTCTAAACTAGCTATTTGCTCGTTTAATTTGTTAACTTGTTTTTTAACACCTACTTTGTCTTTTTGTTTTAACAACTCTTGTTTTTCCTTAACAAGATCGTTCTTTTTCATTATAGTATCTATCTGATCTATTGTAGCATATTTTGGAGCTGCATTTATAGCTTGTGCTATATTTCTAACGTTTTGCTCTATTTTCTTTTCTTCTTCAAGTCTTTTCTCTAAAGCTTTAATTTTACGTTTGTTGTACTGCTTGTTTCCAGATTTTTTATTTTTAAACTCGTTTAATTTCTTTTCTATTTCTTTTTGTTCCATTCTAGAAAAGTTCATTAACTCAAGGTTTTTATCTTGAATCTCGTTGTATATTAATTGCTTTGTATTTCTTACTGTTGATATAGCTTGTCTACCACCTAAACCACCTGTAAGTAAAGTTGTTCCAACAAGTATTTCTCTTTGAGCCCTAACGTCAGATATTTCAAAAGAATAATCAGCCAAAAAGTTTGACTTAACAATATCGTTTAAAATAACATCTAACTGTTCTTCAGCATGCTCTTTAAAAAAGTTTTTAGAAAAAGTTTTCATAGCAGCTCTTATTGCCTGGCTATTAAGAGCTTTCATTGCTTCTTCTGTACCTACTTTCTTAATGTTTGAAACAAACTGTTTAACCAAGTTTCTTCCCTGTAAAGTGTTTTTTAAGAATTGAACATCAGGCATGACCATTTGACTAATACCTGTTGCTAGCGTTGTTGCGTTTGCATAAAACACCGCTTTGTCTCCAGACAAACCTTGAGCTCTAGCATCTGAAAGATTATCAAAAAATAACATTCTATGGTTAATGTCTACCATTTTTAAACCACCCATTAATCTGTCTCTAGCTGCAGGCGAGGCATTTTTAAAGCTTTTGTGAAGAGATGATATTATTTTATCACCCATTTTACCCATAGAAATGTTAACACCTGCAAAAGGAGTTAAGTTGTTCATAACCTTGTTAAAGGTAGTAGACTTTCTAGACATAGACCTTAGAGCAGCAGCTGATCTAACGTTAGCCTTTAACCCAGCGGATGCAATGTTTAAAGTGTATGGTAGTAATTCTGAAACTGTTTTTGATATAGTATATAACGAAGGGTTATAAGCTTTAGGATTAAAAAGACCAGCCAAAAACCCATCACCATCTTCATCTGTTGGATTTATAAGCTTGTCTATTTTGTTTGTAGGAACTATTTTTTGAGTTGCAGCGCCTGCTAAAAAATCAAGATACTGATCGTTGTATGAATAACCATCTCCACCCCAGCTAGTTGCTTTCATACCACCGCCTTGGTCTCCAATTTTATACAAACTATTATCTGCTACTTTAGATATATTGTAACCTGCGCCCATAGCAAGTATTGACGTGGGGTTTACTGCTTTTTTTAATAGCTTTAATCTACCCATTTCTTCAGCAAAGTTTAAACCAATCTCTCCAGCTGCTCCAAAAAAGTTTTGAGTTAGTTTGTCAAGGCCTATGTCAAAACCTTTACTAGCTGATAACATGCCAAAAGCATTTTTCTGTTGTTCAATAGGCTTGGCCATATCAAAAGCTAAAGCTTTCCAAGATCCTTCTATATTTTTTTGCCACTCACCTACTTTTTTGTTTAAATTGTCTCTACTAGCTTTTAACTCGCTACCTTCAATTTCTAAACTTTTTCTATCCTCTTCAAGAGTCAATAAGTACTCGTTAATTTCTTTTATTCTTTTAGTATCTCTAGGATCTACAGGGATTTTAATAGTGTCAGGTAAATAAACCTCCGCTCCTCTTCTATCCCATATAAAGCTACCGTATTTTTCTTTTATAGATCTTAACTCTGCGTCTATATTTTTGTAAGAATTAACTAAGTCGTCTTTTGCTTGAAAAAACAATTTTTCTCTTTTATTTTGCTCAGCGTTTAACCCAACATATATCTCTCCTTGTTTATTTAAAACTAAGTTTTCATTACCTAAAACCTCTAACTTAGCAGCTGTTACAACTGAATTTTTCCATGTAGCGTTGTATCTTGGATCTCCTTGAGCTATAGCTTTGTATTCTCCTGGTTTTACTATGTTTAGTATAGCTATCTTCATTTGATCGTTAAACTTACCAAAGTCTAATCTTTCAGAGTTTGGTAAATCTAAAAAAACATCTTTAATAAGAGCGTTGTCAAGATCTCCTTTTTTTAAAGTTGTTATATTTTTATAAGCAACGTCTGCAACAGCAATGTCTGTTACGTTTTGAAGATATGTTTCGTCGTATTGTTGTTTTGGGTCTCTAAGGTTAGTAGTGTTTGCAAACTCACCTGTATAAAGAGCAACTCTATTTCTAAAGTTAACCTGCGGTGAGGTTGAAGCAGAGTTTTTTGGTCTAATTACATTATCACCGCTTTTAAAAAGCTCTTCCTTTGTAGCGTAATTAGTGCCGTTTTCTTTGTTTACTTGTTTTAAAACTTCATTTTCATAAACCTGTATTCTTTCTTTGTTGAATTTTACTTTTTTGCTATACGTATCACCACCAAGAGGAACAAACTTATTAACAGCTTTTTCTCCCGTCGTTGCTTTTTTAAAGTCTTCCATGTTATCGTACACAATCTCGGTAGGAACTAATTTACCATCGCGCATTTCAAACTGAGGTGCAATACCTTTTACTCTAGGTATATCGTATTTGTTGGTTTCAGGATTAAAAACATAGTTGCTTTCTGTAAAACTAAATTCATCTCGTTGAGAATTCAATGAATTAGTTAAGTTTGGGTTAAGCAATCTTCTTTGAAATTTTGAAACTTTTTCAACATTAATACCATAAGGATTTCCAGCTAAAACAGCGTCTTCAGATTCAAACTTACCTGCTATTTCTTTTGATAATTTATCTGGATCAACATTAGTAACTGTAGCTGCAAAAGCTTTTTCGTCTGCTAATTTTTTTGCTTTTTTCTTTTTTTCTCTTGCATCAGTATCACTTATCGTTCCATTGTTCAGTGCATTACTTACATAACCAGCAGGCATATTAGCCAAAGCGGTTTCTTTTAGATCTATTTTGTTGTCATCTTTTTTATCGGTAAAAATAAAATCTTCATCGTTTACTCCAGCCGTTATTTTTGTGATACTAGACCTGTAGTTTTCTTCAACTTTTTCAGCACCAGTAGCAGTGGCTAACTTATCTTCTGCTGGTTTAATTTTTATTAGCTCAATATCTTTTTTAGGAATTTCAATTAATTTTTCTTTTTTCCTAACATTAGAGTTATTATCTTGCTGGCCAACCACAACTTCGTTACCATCCATATCAGTCATATAAGTTGTTCCAGCTGTAGTATTATTGTTTTGTGGTGCTACATAGTCTGCGCCTCCTGGAAAATCATCCGGATCGTCTTTTTCTACCTCGTTTATTTCTTCTGTAGGGGTTTCTATTTTGCTTTCAACTTTGCTTTCAACGCCCATAGAAAAAATCGGTGGAGCTGGTGCGTCGCCTAAATTTTTTTCTAATTGTGATTTTTTACTTATTTCATTTAAAGTTCCTTGTGGATCTTTTAAATACTGCTCAACAGTGTAACCTTGTTTTTCTAAAGCTTTTACATACTTTTTATTTTTAGAGTTTTCTAAAGCTTGTTTAGCTGATGGTAGAACAAAAGGTGTTTGCGTAACAGCATTGTTAGTAGAGGTTTCAGAAGCGTTATTGGTAGTGGCTGCAGAAGCGGCGTTAGCCCCAGCAACTGCTCCGCCAGTTTTATTAGCTATAAATTGATCTTTACTAGGAATACCTTCAGGGCCTTTTTTTTGTTCAGTAGCAAATATATTTGGCTTAAAAAGGTTATCACCTTCTTGAGTAGAGCTAGCTTGTACATCTGTTGAGGAAGTTGTAGTTGTTTCTGTTGGAAATCTTGCGGCTGTTAAACTGTCAGTAGTCATTGCCTCTGTATCAGTTAACTTTGTAGAGTCTACTTTGTTTTTTGTTCTATGCTCATTAAGCCTTTTCATCCAACCTCTGTTGAATGTGTAGTTTGTATCTTTTTCGCTTGTTTTTATATAACTTTGCTCTCTTCTATTAGCATAAGCATTTAAAACTTTATCTCCACCAACATTTTCGTCTGCAATAGCTAAATTAACATGTTTAATAGCGTCGTCAAGATCAGTAAACTTACCTCCTGGAACAGTGTAACCAGCATTTTTTAACGTTGTAAGAATTGTTTCGTTTTTTGTACCTGAATCACCAAATGTAAAGTTTTGGTTAATCATAGCGTCGTATATACTAGCGCCTACTTTTTTATCTGTTATTTCACCAAGCTTATGCTTATCCCAAATATTTTTTTTAAAATAAGATTCTACTTTAGCTTTACCAGCGTTTTGTATTTCTTCTGAAGATGTTTTTGTAGCATTTGAAAACTCTTTATTGTACTCGTCGTTTAATTTTTTAAAGTTTTTAGTGTCCCATTTGCTAGGTACTTTTTTATTATTCCAACTCATCCAAGCAGACAAAGTAATACCATAATAAGTTTTAGAATAAGCTATTGTACCGTCTGCAAGCTCAGTTCTATTACCATTATCGTTTTTCATTACGTTTACGCCAGCCTCTGAATCAGCGGATAATCCATGAGCGTAAGAAAAGTTTGTTTCTTCAGCCATATACTAGTTTGGGTTTGTCTCTATTCTATTGTTGTTTTTATTTAACTGCTCGTACCAAGTGCTAGCATCGTTACCTAGCTCATCGGCACCAAAACCTGTGCTAAACTTAGCAAAATTAAGTTTTGTTTTAAGACGTTCCATAGTCTCATTTTGATCACCTGTAGTAAAATCAAAAGTAAACTCAGTCAAACCACCATCATCACCAGGCATTTTAAAAGTTAAAACTCCATCTTTAGCAGATATTGATTCAACGTCAGAGCCTTTGTATTGTGTTTGTATGTTTTTAAGTAAACTTCCATCTTTATCTAATTGATTTCCAAAATCAAATTCAGTCCAATTTGTAACTCTTTCAAGTTCAGCACCACCTGCGCCGCGGTTATCAGCTCCAGTACCTATATATGCCGTTGTAGCAGCGTCAAAACGCATACTGTTGTTGACTTCATTTTTTCTTGTTGTAACATCACCTACTTTAGGCTCAACACCTTTAGTTGTAAAAAACGTTGAAAAAGAACCATCACTGTTTGGTTCGTTAAAATAAGTTTGGTTTTTTATCATCAAATCTTTTTGCTGCTTTTCATACTCTGTGTTAGTTACATCACCCATAAACTTAGAATATTTATCAACAATAAAACCTACATGATTATTCCTATTTTCACCTTCAACTTTACCTTTACTGTTTTTATTTCTTAAAAAATCCTCTAGGTCTTGTTCTGTTAAACCGCCTCTTGGGTCTTTTACTCCCTGCCTTAGTATTGCATCAGGATTGTAAGTTTTGCCATTAACCTGAATATAATCGCCGTTTTCAAAGGTATAAAACGAAGGATCTAGCGCACCTGACTTAAAAGAACCCATAAAAGGGTTTTCAACACCGTCATTACTATGATCTTGAGTTATAATGTCCATTGCTTGCTGAAGGGTTGGAGGACCACCGTTGTTAGACACCATCAATTTATTTTTGTAGTCTTTTTCAACCGCAGTGTTGTTTTGTTTTTTACTGTAGTCAATAGCTGTCCCGTGATTAGTGTCCCACACACCTAAAATAGCGGTGCTTCCTTCGTTAAATTGACTAAAACCTACTGGTAAATTATTTTTGTCAAAAAAAGTTTCTCCCTTGCCATCTTTATTTTTTATCGTAATACCGTGAACACCGTTTTGATTTACTATTTTGAATTCTTCTCCACCAAACATTCGAGCAAAATACTTATCGTCTTCACTCATTCCAGGTGAAAAAACACCTCTGTTTTCTATTGTTTGAACTAAAGCGTCATTTAGCTCTAGACCAAAAGTAATATCTTTTTTAGCGCTATTTATAGCTTTAGATCTACCAACTTGATCACCAGCTTTTGCGTGGTCACCCTTAAGCGTTGTAGTTGATTCCGTCATCCAAGACTCAATACTTGGCTTAAGACTATCGTCTCCAGTATAGTGTGATGCAATAGATTTATCAAAAGCGTTGTTTGCATTAGCTACAAATTTTCTTGTAGCATCAGCTTGTGCCGCGGCTGCCTGCTTCATGCCACCTAGCATTTTGTCAACAGCCATACCATAACCTAAGTTAGGATCTATTTTTTGTGCTGCTCTATCCGCTTGTATTAAACCTACATCTGCTTTTCCAAATGCCATATCTTTATTGTTTATATGTTAAACCACCTATTAAATTACCAATACCACCAACCATCTGTTGCTGTGCCATCATCTGAGCTTGGTTTGCGGCTGCCACTCTATTAGCATCCATACCAAGTATAGTACCTTGTTTACTCTGTTCCATTTGCATAGATGCTAGTTCTCCTTTAGCTACAGACTGATCAACCATAGTAGCACCTTTAGCTTGCATTAGTTGGTTTTTAGAATCTTCTTGCGCTGTTAACATGTTTATTTTAGCTTGGTTTTGTTGGGCTAGCATGTTGTTTTTAGCTTCTTGAGCACCTATAGAAGCGGCTGATTGCCTAGCAAATTTAGCGCTTGAGTTTGCCATAGCTTGTGCTAAACTAGCAACACCACTACCTCCGGCAGCTCCTTGCATGCTTTGCATTATATTAGCTTGACTTTGTTGAAACTGATCACCCATAAACTCTGCTTGTTGTGTGTTTACTTGTAAATCAGTCATTGGATTATCCATGCCAGCAAATTTATTTTCCATACCAGAGTATCTGTTTTTCATGTTAGCGTAAGGATTGCTAGTGTCTAAACCTTTGTACACAGCTAGCTGTTTGTCGTATGCCGCTCTAGCAGCTTCTCTTTCTTTTCTTCTTTTACCACCAAAATCAACAGCTGACAAAATTTGTGCTGCACCGCCTAAGCCCATCATTAAACCTAAAGGTAAGGCCGCGTAGTTAGCGTTTGCTTGGTAAGTAAAAATTTCTGAAATTAAATCTATCATAATATATTGTATTGTTTATTTATAATTACACCTTATATGTATTATTTACTACTTAATGCTACTTCTGAGCCAACTGCAAACAACTCTGCTTTATCAGTAGAATCATTTACCATTTCTACCTCAGCATAGTAACCTGTTAAGCTTGCGTTAGAAACATCTGCTTTTTTAACAAAAAACACGTAGTCACTACTTGGGCTGCCATCAGCCGGTATTTGCGGGTTATCGTTAGGCACTATAGTTATAGTAACTGTTTTTCTGTCTGCAGACAAATTTGTTACATCACCTATATAATGCACACTGCCATCTGCTGATTTCATAAAAGCAGAATCGTATGCATCAGCGTTGTGATTTGCTTGTAAAGATACGTTTACTGGGTTATCAAAAGCTAAGCTTATTGTTGACATATTTTTTTATTTTAATTGTTAAACAGCGCCTAACCCGCCATCAGTTTGAAAGCCTTGATTTAAAATTATAGCACCAGATCCAGAAGCAGCATTACTAGTAGAAGCAAAGTTTTCACTTGCTTTTGTTCTAGTGTCTTTTGTTACTAAAACCTCATTAACAGCTTGTTGTGAGCTTAAACTTAAAACATTAATAGTTGAAGGTGTTGCAAATTCAACAAAAGTGTCTGTAACGTTTTCAGTTATTGTAATAGTAAAGGTTATATTTGCTGAACTATTGTTTTTTGGAAACTCTAAGTAAGTATAGTACACACCATTGCTACCTATAGTCTTAACAGTGTTATCCGCTACTAATACATGTGCAAACCCGATCAATTCTGCAGAGGCAGCGCTTTGACCTACGTTTAAAGTAACAGTATCTGGCGAAGCGTCTGTCTTGCTAACAACTTTAACACCTTCTGTTACACCTGTTCCACCACCCATGGAAACTATAGTCATGTCTTTGTTTATAGGGCCAGCATTTGCTGCATTGGCTAAATTTAATGTGGTTTGATTACTAACGGCTGAAGACTCGTGATTTACTGTAATAGTGTTTGACTTTACGCCAAGCTTAAATGTAGAGTTAGGATCTCCATAAACTACTAAAAGTCTTTTTTCAGCTTTTTTGTTTATATATCTGTTAGAAGGAAAACTAAAACTACTCAAATTTTTAAAAGTAGAAGCTTTATTGTTAACTATATCTTCTATAGACCTACCTTGTGGTTTTACAAGAAGTTCATAGCCATATATTTTAGCAGAAGTAGTTTCTTTGCTAACAACTGTTAAGGCTTTTACGTGTATTTCCTCTAACCCAATTTGTTTTTTAAGTGGAACAATATGTGTTATTGTGTAAGCTCTTTTTGTTAAAGAAGTTCCAGACATTGTATCAGAAAAGCTAACCTTATAATCAGACATGCTATACACACCGTTAAAGCCAATAGAAGGATCAGGGCTTAACACTCTACCTTCTAGTCTTTCTACAGTAATATAAAAAACACTAGACTGTCCAACCCTACCAGTGTTTGTAAACTTATTGTCTGTGCTTTCAAAAGTAACAGTTGCTCCACTACCAAAAGTTATAGATGTTGAGGTTGTTATTTTAGTTTTTCTAGATCCAGTTGTTAAATCATCTTCTACAGCGGAAACAGTAGCTGTTGTTCCCTGTATTTTTTGACCAACTCTTATTTGGCTGTTATAAGTAGTCATTAAATGTTGTGTGCCAGTAACTGTTGCTGATGCTACAGCTGTCGACGTAACAACTATACTACAACCTTGTTTATATCCTTGTACTATTCCTGCCATATTATATTTGTTCTTGGTAAGCTGATCCAGCCGTTACTGTTAATATTGTCTTTGTATTTGCAGATGGAAATGGATTACTAACGTATGTTATTGTAACTTTTACAGAACCGTTGTTTTGTAAAGTAGCAGCAACTGTTCCAGCAAAATTATTTATAGCATCAGGCTCTGTTAATGAAAAAGTAAAGTCTTCAGCGGCTAATTTCCACGCGATACCTCTTGATGTTTGAGGGTGTATATAAAAATCTACTGTTTTACCCGTAACGTTTGATGCTGCTTTTTCGTTAAATTTAATAACCTTACTTGTTGCAGTTGAATCTGCAGAGTTATTGATTATCCATTTTTTAGGCTCAACATTGCTAGCTATATCTACAGCGGTTACAGTATGTGTGAAGCTTCTAACGTTAGAGTTTAAACTTATTGTAGATGGTTTTCCAACACCCTGAACATTTAATCCCTGCGTTTTTAGTAAATCAACATCGTTATTTATTTTAGCGCCTTTTATAAAGTTAAAATATTTACCTTCTTTTTCTACAAAAGTTAAAATGCTACCGTTTTCTTTGTCTGTAGTTATTGTATTTGCAGTCCAACCACTATCACCTTCATAACTTATAGTTTTAAAATCTTTAACCGTATCTGGTTCACCATTAAATACTAGTTTAATTTTAGAATCATATTGAGTTGAGTAAAAATTATTTCTAGTTAAACTTTCATTATGTAACCACATTTCACCATCTTTAAACGTGTAATAAGAGTTGTTGCAAGATATTCCATTTTCAGGTAAAAATGATTTAAAACTTACCCAACCATTTACTTTTTCAGTAAAACTTAATGTGTTATTGTTTAGAGTTACATTGTAATTAGATTTTAAAACATCATAAGAACCTACAACGCTTAAACTGTTATCTAAATTTTCTCTAAAATATTTAGACATACCTTTTTCAGATATATTTGTAATACCGTCCATTGAAAGTCTAAGCATGGCACCTCGTTTTCTATCTGAAAAATAACATCTATAACCGTGTGAAGCAAAAGACTCTGGGTTTTTAGATATGCCATATTCACCTGCAAAAGGTACTGATTGTCCTAAAACTTTGTTTGTAGCCGTAAGCTGTGGGTTTCCATCAGCATTAAATAAAGCGTCTTTATTAGCTAAAACTTTTAAAATTTTATCTTCACATAAAACAACAATGTTTGTATCTCTTGTGTGAAGTTTTTGTATTGGCCCGTAGTCAGGATTTAAATCTTTTGTTATTTTTTCACCTTGAATAAATTGATTTGTACTATTGAAACTAGAGCTTGAGTTGTATATACCAGAATATATTAAACCGTTTGATTTAACTTCTTCAGCATAATCTTGATCTAGTATTGTAGATACTCTAGGGCCTTTATCTATAGTAACCGCGTTATAATCATCAAAAATTCTGTTAGACTCTACGCCGTTTCCAAAAGCAAAACAATTGAAATAATTTAATGTTGACCAGTTAGAATCAACAATATTAATAATAGAACTGTTTAGCGTTGGTAATCCAGATCCACTAGCGCTAACACTACCACCACCTGCCACTACTAAATTATCTTTAAGAACTATATCTTCGGAGTATATTTCATCTCCATTAATATCTTTTTTGTAAACAATAACAGTTTCTCCTTTAGGTACAGTATGGTTAACGTGGTTTGGGCTTACAACAAATCTATTTAACGATGAGTTAGGTAGTAAATTTATAACAGCGTTTGTGTCTAGTGGGTTTTCGTCATTTGCTGTTCTATAATCAGTTTTAATACTCATACCGTCTTTTAGTATCATTTTGGTAGAAGGTGTCTCATAAAAAATATTTAAGTCTACTTTGTCTTTAGGCAGCACTTCAAAAACAGCTGGTGATTTAACGCTTATGTCAACTTCTCCAAAATCTACTTCACAAGCAGAAAAACTTCTAGCGTTTGATCCTATGTACTTTTTACGATTAGCTATAGACTCAGCACTGCTAAAAATTTTAGCTCTAGTATATATGTTAGAGCTTAACTCTAAGTGGTCTACTGCAGCATTACCTCTTTTGTCAGCTTCTTCCATAGGTGACCAGTATATAGCTTTATCTAGCTGAATATTAATTCCTAAAAATATTTCACTAAACTTAGCTTTTTCTTCCTTAGCACCGTAACTCCAAGATGTATGTAACCTATCAATAGAGCCGTTACTATCTCTAGCGTCTGTGTTGTAGCCAAAGAAACTTTCTGCTCTTACTATTTTATAAACAGTATTTGTAGGATCTGATGGAAATCTAAAGTTTTGCCCTGGTGTTATAAGGTACTTATAAAGGTTGTATAGTTGACCTAAATTACCTTTTCCTTTTCCTGCACCGTTAATACCTGTTATTTTAAAAGAACAAAATGTATTACCGACAACCCAACCGTCTCCAACATAAGGTTCTGGTCGAGCAAAGCCGTAAGAACTAGTGCCTCTAAAACCTACTGTTTGGTCAATAACAAGTTTAGGTGTTTTGCTACCTCCAGAAAGACTAGGAGTGTCGTAGTTTAAAAACTGCATGTTAAAACCGGTTATAGAGTTTTGAGCGTATTGATTAGATTTTATAATACCTCTTGTAGTACCGCCAAATTTTAATCTTATTTTACTGCCATTAAACAAGCCCGTAGCTGCCCAAGCAACAGGAGAGTAGCCGTTTGTAAAGTCAACACCATTTTTAGTTGCTGTAAAATCATTAGCTTGTACAGACTCTGGATTTAAATTAAAGCCGTTGCCATTTAACGTTCTACTTTGTCCAGAAGCAAAAACATCAGCGTAAGTTTCTTGCCCAGCAATATCTGGATCCATTGAAATACTTTTACCAAATTTAGATCTTGCAGTATTAAAGTGATCATAAGAGCCATTAATTAATTGATAATCGCTATTTGGTGGTATTGATAGTATAGACCTTATTAAAGGTGAAGAATCAAAATCATTAGTGCCTTCTAATATAGCATCGCTGTTAGCTTGGTCTAATAACCATGTTTTTGCAGAAAAAACTTTTGCAGAGTCTCTACTAATCCAGGTGTTTGTTGATACTATTGTTCTAGTAATAAAATCGTTTAAATAACTATCTCTTTTTATTTTTACAAAAAACTTACCTTTAAACTCTTCACCAAAATCTTCAGTTGTTTGTTTGAAAAAAGTAGCTTTTAAATCTAAATCTTGAGGGTTTGGAAGAACAGTGTTTACAGCATCAAAACTGCTATTTGCAATATTAATTAAATCTATTCTAGCTGATTGAGGTGAAGAGCCTACAAACTCAATATCAAAACCAAAAGGCCTTTTAAGTCTAAATAAAAAAGACTCTTTGTTATCTCTAAAGAAAATCTCTTGCTCATCAGTAACTTCTATTGCTTGACTAAGTTTTACTGTTTGGCTAGTGATACTCACAACAAAAACGTCCTTTCCATCAAAGTCAGTACCGTCTTTAGTTTTTACCACTCTCATACCAATCTCTATAAGGCTAAGGTTAGTAACATTATTACTATCAGAATGTGTAGTTGTAGTATTGTTTAATAAAGTTATAGAGGTGTTGTTTTGCCCGCCGTCAGTTTTAAAACACAAAGCTTTAAAGCCAGGAATTATTCCTTTTATACGGTCAGACTGGTCTGGAGTTGTTTGTGTTCCATCTGGATTTATACCAAAATAGTCTGATTTTTTGTATATCTGATCAATTTCATATTTTTCAGACAAAGTACCATCTCCATCGCCAATCTGTACAAATCTATTAGGTGCGTCATACCAAACACCAGTGTTTGTAATAAAAGAATCTAATTCATCTATAAACTCCGGGTCGTCTCTTAAATCGTAAACACTCAATAAAAAAGTATTAGAACCTTTTGTAGGGTATCTAGTTGTTTGTTGGCTATATTTTTCGTTTTTAACAGTGTTACTATCACTTGAGCTAACAATATCTCCTATTGAAAAAGTAGTTTTTTCACTAGACGCACCGACCTCTGCCATTGTAAATTTTATATGGTTTGGTGGTTCTGTTTGCTTGTCTAAAACTTTATATTTTACAGTTTCGCCTGGCGCTACCGTCGCTGCGTTTTCAGTACCATGCTCTTTTTTAATAGCAACGTAGTCGTTTTCATTTACTTTGTTTATTTCTGAAGAAGGAAAAGAAATCCAAACGTTTTCGTCTTCTAAGTCTGGATAAAACCTATCCATTGCTAAATTATAATACTCATTAGAAGAGTCTTTAACAAAGTATTTGTAGTGAGTAGCCCAAGTTGGTGGCGGTGAGTTTAATGAAACTTCTAAAGAATTAGAAGTTGCTGATTTTGATTGATCTATTTTAACAACTCCAGATTCGTGTGTAAAAACTGGTGATTGTCTACCAAACTCATCTAAAAATGATACTCCAATTTGATAATCTCTTATAGACTTTAAAGATTTTAATGGTTTTTCTGTTATTTCAGTGCTATTAATTTTTGTTTTAAACTTAGAAGGCGTGCTAAAATAATCGTATTGTTGAGTGTAATTTCCATAAACAACTCTATTGCCAGTAATTTCTTGAGCCAAAGCTTTTCTAGGTACATTGTCATAAGGCCTTAGCATTTGGTTTTCTGGAAGTAAAGATTTAATTTCTTCAAGCGTTATAACTACTGAATCGTTATTTTTAATATTTTCAAAATCACTATGCTCTATTGTTTTTACAATGTACACATTTGTAGCATTAGATTTTTTGTACAATATGTCAATACTTTTTGCGTCTTTTGGAGGTTTGGCAAATCCTGATAAAGTAATTCTTCTAACGTCGTTTATCATAGACTTGTTATAACCATCTTTAGAATCATAACTATAACCTTTTTCTGACAAAGGTAAAAAAGCAACTTCTGTAAAAGGTGATATTGCAGAGTATTCGTTGTCTATATATTTCCATCTAAAGCTAAACCTTGCAAACTCTTTTTCATATATAGCCTCTGGCTGTACTCTTTTAGACTTAAATTTAGTTTGATCTAAATTTGACAATATAGTGTTATCAATAGAAACTATTTCACAGTCAAACAACTGTTTACCATCATCAGTACCAATAGTACCACAAGAAGTTGTTGATGTGCCAGTTACTTTCTTTAAAACGACATTGTCAATTCTAGCGTCCCAATCATGGTCATTATAAAATAATAGCTCACTAAGACTTAGAGCTCCTCTTGCTACAGATTTTTGTTTAAAATATACTGTTTTACCACCTGTGGTAGAAGTGTCTAATAATATATGGTTTGTATGGCCAAAATCGACGTCATCACCTACATACACGTTGTTTGTTGATAAAACTAATTTTAAATAACCAGCGTCACTACTACCAGACGTAGCTACAGCAACATCGTAAGTTAGTTTGTAAACTTCATCAGCAACTAAGCTTTCGCTCAATACATTTCTAACATAACCATCACTAGTACCATTAGATGACAAACCTCCAGATGTTACATAAAAACCAGCTGCAGATGTACCTACGTCTGTTGTACCTGATAATCCAGTATGCCAAGTGGTTAAACTATTAAAATCACCATTTGAGATTTTATCGTTACCAGTTACACCGCTACCTACCGCGTTAGCATGAGATGTAGGTATTGAATTTGTATTTTTTACAGTAATTTTATCAATAAGTCTAACTTTTATATCAACAAAAGCGTCATCATCAACACTTAACGCGCCTGAGTCTTCTGCTTGTAAAGAAATTATATCATTAACCTCGTAATTAGTTCCGTAAAATTGTAAAGGTTGTATTTTTACTGGCCTTGGTTTTGTTAAACATTCTATAGAGTTTATTTTAATAGAACCTACCATTTCGTCAGAAGCTACTAAACATAATTGGCCATCTGCACCGTCTTGAAGCTGCTTCCAAATAATATCTATTTCATATGTACCGTTGTAATATCTGTAAGTTTCTAAAGCGTTAAGACCATTTATAGCTGTTGCTATGTTGGTGTTTGCTTTTCCATGAAAACCTATAAAAGCTGGTGATGAAGGTGTAGATATATCTTGAGTAGTTACTGTAACAGTTGCTTTTAAATTGTAAGTATGCCCTTTTAATAAGTCAGTCGTAGTTGTTATTAAAGGATAATGTTTTGTCCCTGTAGCACCACTTCCACCCGCAAAATGATATGTTTTTGTGCCAGAATTATAAGACCAACCTTGACCAAAAGCAGTGCTACCCACAGCTGGGCCGGTTGCAATGCTTGGAAATAATGTAACATCTTTACCAGATCCGTCATTTAATACCCCACCATCTGCTATAAGTCTACCGTCTAAGTCAAAACTATTTTCACTTGTAGTTCCTATTTGTTTTTTTACTAAACTACCTGTGTTATCAATATATCCCCAAAAATTACTATTATTAAATGGTTCTGACCAATGCTGTATTCTTACTTTAGTGTTATTTGCTACTGGAGGTAAAGACCTGTCAACAAAAGAAACCGTGTGGTTTAACCAGTCTACAGTTTCTATAGTATAGTATATGTCTGGCTCTGTCCAAGTACCTGATCCGTTAGAACTAATAGCAACTCTCATACCTGGTTCTATAGCTCTCCATTTTTTATAATCATTTCCAGTTGAAAAGTTAGAAGAATTTACAGCTAGTGTATTAGCATTGCTATCAGAAGCGTTGTTTACTACTGTTGTTTGTAAGTAACTAACATCAGTTGCTTTGTAAATATTAGAACTACCAGAAGTGTTTGCGTGAGTAATATTAGTGTTAAAATCTTGAGAGTCTACAGTGCTAGTAGAAAAAGTGTTTGATTTTGTAAAAGAAGTGTTAGTTTGGTTGTATGACATACCGTTAACATTACCATCTCTAATAACATTTGACAAGCTTATTTTAGGCGCTTGAAGAGGATATTTTTTTATAACTGTTATGAGCTCAGTATAAACACTTTTTGTATATGTGCCATCTGAGTTTTGATACTTTGTAGTTGTTGAAAAATTTGTAGAACCATTTTTCATTCTACCCATGTGTATTTTTTTAGGCTCTGTAGTGTTGTCTGTAAAAAACAAAAAGTCATCTAATATGTTTATACCTGTTATGAGGTAACTACTACTAAAACTTAAAAAAGCGTTATCAGTACCTTTGTTTGTGTCTACTAATATTGGTGTTATAGAGCCTGTAGAAGGATCATATTCTGCAATAGCATCTACACTAGTCCCACAAATAAACCAAATTATAGTATCGTTTTCTTCGTTTACAATAGAGCCTATACATTTAGCACCAGCAATATTATGGTCAGACATCTGCGTATTTCCATATGCGTTTTGTGCAGAACCAGCATCGCTAGATTCTGAAAATGAAATATCTACGTTTAAAGCGTCTCTGTACTGTCCATTTGGTATTAATCTCTCGTCAAGATCTTTGTTCATTTTACCAGCGTGGAACACATTTTTTAATTCCGGCATATGTTAGTGTTTTATTTGCTTAGACTTTCCTCTCATTGTTTGTTGTAGCTCTTCAGACTTGTAGTTAGATAATCTTAACTTAGCTGTTCTCAAAGCCGCTCTTCTTTCTTTTTTATATCTTGCTACTAAATACTCAGGTGTATTCATTTTTGTTGCTAAAATAGCATGTGCTATACACTTGTACACAGCTTCCTCAGCAAACTTATGTACTATCATTTCGCTATCAGTACCTAACCCATCACTTATGTATTGTAAAACAACTAACTCACCACTAACATTAGAAGAGAAGTTTATAACACCTTGAACATTATCTATGTAATAATCTCCATTAAGACCACTTAGCTCAGGGTTTAGTCCAAAACGCTCTCCAAAATGAAGCTCATGAAAATCAGCATCGTAATCTGGGTTTGTGTGCTTAGTTTCATATGGATCAGAAGCTTTTCTTCTTGTTTTAGTTGTAGACTCTGGATTTGTTAATAATGTACCATCATCATTAAATATATATTCAAAAGTGCTATCTTGAGAAATTGCAATTGGGTTACCAGTGTGTCTTGTTGGTGTTAAAGGTCTGTAATTACCTGCTTTGTCAGTCCACATAATTTTTACGTAGTTAACGTAATCGTGAGGTAAATTCATAACTAAAGAAGGTGGAACTTCTATTTCTTGAGATTTTGTAGACTTAAAAGTATCATAACTAAATTCTTGCATGGCTCTTTTAGCGTGAAAAACTATATCAGTTCTTTTAGCTCTGTTTATTATTTTGTCTTCGCCAGTATAACCAACCATAAAGTTATTTACTAAATCTTCTAGTTTTATATATTGATAGTTTCCAAAGTCAGGAGTTATTAATATAACCTCAACAATTGTTCCTATAGGTATCTGCGTATTTAAAACTAAAACGCCGGTAGAAGCAGTGTAACTTGTTACCGCTACGCTGTACGCGGTTATTAAAGTTCTACTAGTGTTAGTAACACCGTTTACCGTACCAGTTAAGTATACGTTAAAAGCACCTGAGTTTGCTGGTAGCGTTGGGTAATCTAAAGTAAATGAATTTGTTGTAGAACCAGTTACTTTAAAACTGTTAAAACCATAATACTGTTCTTGTGTACCTTTAAATAATCCCATATCTTATTGTTTTTCTTGTTGAACTTGTTTAACTTCTTCTTGTGTTGCTATTTGGTACAACTGTGGATCTTCTATAGATATACCAGCTAATGCTAGTATTTTTAAAACTAATAAAGTTTCTTCTGACTCGTGTAGCTGAGGGTTTGTTGAAACATTAACGTTATACAAGGCAGAGCCAGCTACAGTTTCATAACCCCAAACAATATCTGTTGGTCTAGCAACATAGTTGCACGTTACATTGCTAACAGAATATGTTGTTGGTGGAGTTGATGGAAAAACTTTTATAGTTGTGTTTGTTTTTCTTGTGTATACAGGGTAGTCACCAGATGGTTGTGCTAGTGGTGATCTTTCCATATATACTAATTCTTTTTTGTTTATCTGCTCTACTTCAACGTCATACGCTCCTGTTGGTGCATAAAACACTGTTCCTAGTCTATAAACGTCTGTTGGTAGTGTTAAAGTGTTTCCACTAACAGCTGACATAGCTACTCTGTACTTTTCAAAAGCACTTATTTTTTCTTCTAACAAACTAACCATATTAGAATACTCTGTATCATTTGCATTTCTCCTGTCAAATTGACCAATATCATAAAAATATTGTTCAAATATATCCATTTGCGCTTGATTAGCAAATAAATTAAATTCTTGAGGTGTTATATAACCTCTTTGTTCTTTATTAGCTATTGCTAATACTCTTTGATATACTGTGTCTACGCTTATTGCCATATTGTTTGTTTGTAACTAGTAGTATAATCACTGATACTACCAATAAGTTAAAAAAATAGCCACCCTAAAAAGAGTGGCTACTTATTAGGGTCTAGCTTAATTGTTTTTCAATGTTTGAGTATATTTCCATACCTTCATCTGTTTTAAACCAAGAGGCTAAAGCAGAGTACGGATGCTCATCAAAAGGAATGTTTAATAATTTTCTATTGTTAGACTTCCAAAAAAAAGTTCTTTGATCTGGAGATAATTTTAAAATACCAGCCTCTGTAGCTCTTATACCAAAGTTTCTAAGCTGGATATTATCATCTTTAGCCAACTCTAAGAACAATTCAGGGTTTTTCTTAGCATATAATAGTAAATCTCTTTTAAGCTCCTTAGAACTCATCTTAGTTACTTCAGAACCAATCTCAACACGCATAATCGCTTCAGCCATGTCAACATCTAGGTTTTTAGCTGCCATTAACGCTTCAATTTCTAATTCAAGATCATGTACTTCATCTTTTGCTATTTTAACTCTATCAAACTCTTCAAATACTATGTTGTTTTGAGGGTGAGCCTCCATAAATCTTTGTAAAATTTGATCTTCTTTTGGAATATTTAAAACACCGTCTAAAAAAGTTATATGAGATAATGATTGCGGACCAGTCATTTCGTCAACATAAATAGTTTGTTGGTTTTTGCAATATTTTATTTCTCTATTAACACCTTTTTCTTCGTCAAAAATAAAAATACCTCTAGACTTTATTGTGTATGTTAAAGGCGATGTGCCATCTGCTAGTAAATAAGTTTTGTGAGTATAATTTTTAATTTTCTCAGGAGCATAATCAAAAGGTGTTTGAATTTCCTTTATAGTTGTTTCTTGTTTTTTTGCCATAATATAATATAATATAAGTTAATAAAAAATAAAAGGACCGAGGCCGAAGCCCCGGTTCTTTTAAAGTGTTGTTATCTAACTAACTTCATAAAGTTGTTAGCCGCTTGAACTACTAAACATCTTTCTGATAAGTAGTTAACTGTCATTGCGTCAAGATCAGATGTGATGTTTCCACCAACAGAACCTGTAACCCAAGTTTTTAGTCTTCTATTATCAGTTTGTGATGCTCTGTAACGTACGTGTAAGAAAGGTCTCTTCATGTTTTTACCCATAGTTTCATCATAAACAGATGAAGTACCAGCTGGACATAAAACTCCAGATAATTTTCCTGTGTTAGCTACAGCTGAAGCAGGTAATGCACCTACAGCTCCTGCATCGTTTAAGTATTTCCAGTCAGTTTTGTAGAAATCGTAAGATCCACGTCTGAAACCAGAGAAACCTAAGTTTAACGCCATGTCAGAAGAGTTATCGAATAAACCAAAACCTGCCGCTGCAGCATATCCTGCACCAATGTTACCTAACATATCATCTATGTTTATAGATGTAGTTCTGTCTAAGTAAAGCATGTTTTCTTCAATAGCACCTTGTGCGTCTAGTTTAACTAAGATGTTGTCAAAAGTTCCCATGTTATCTACAAATGAGTTACTAACAGAGTTAGCAACAAAACCATCAGCTAAAACGTGACCTCTTGTTTCAATAGCTTCCATTAAACCTTCTGTACCACCTAAATCTGCAGTTGCTACACCAGAACCTGATTTTGCAGTTCTTGATTCAATCATACTCATTTCTAAGTAATCGTTGAAACGTGCTCTAGTATCGCCTTCAGCTTTTAGGTACCATAGGTAACCATTTTGTCCTTCTTCACCAGTTACTTCAACCCAACCGATTTGAGCAGTGTCAGATCCAGAAATTTGGAATCTATCTCTCAAAATAATTGGCTTGTTAGTAAATGATTTAAAGCTAGGAGTTAAAGATCCTCTACTCATAGTTGATCCTTTTTTGTATTCAGAACCATAGATCATTACTGTGAATACTGAATCGTCAGCTAAAGTTACGTTACCTGTTGCGTTTGACGTCATAAGTTCTTGGTCATAACAAACGATTGTTGCTGCTCTTTTGTCATTTGTACCTGTAGCGTCTGAGTCAACATCTACTGCTGTAACTAAAACTTTTAGATTTTTTCCAGCACCTGTACCAGCTGTTACATAAAGGTGTAAAGTGTCGTTTAATCTAACTAAGTTAGCTTCTGCTGCATCTGCAAAAATTAATTGTGCATCTGAAACATCACAAGTAACACCTGTCATAACAGTGTGTAATCTTCCTTGCTCAGACCAAACAACTTGGTCAGATTGCATTGCTTCTTCTGCTCCTACTTTTGATAAAAATCCAGATATAGTTCTATTACCATATCTTTCTACCTCTGCTTCGTAAAGCTCTGGTAGGTATTGTTGTGCCCAACCTGTGCTAAAATCCAAATATGAACTTTGTAACACTTGCTGAACTGGCGCTGGAACTGGACTTAATTGTCCACCAGCTACTGGTTGTACTGCCATAATTTATTTATTTTTAATTGTTAATTACTTTTTTAGTTTAAATTTAAAATCCGATGAACTATCACCTATTACTTTGTATTTAAAACCAGATTTAGACTCTTCACCAAAAGATTGTCTAGGGCTCATATCCACGTTTTTCGCTTTACTCACACTATCTTTTAATGCGTCAACTCTACCTTGTTCGTAAAAGTGTTGCGCGATTGCGTCTGAATTCATTGCTGTAAACAGAGACTTGTGATAACCTTTAGCATCTGACATTTCATTTTTTTCGTTCAAGAACTTCTTGACAAAATTATTAATGTCGCTTTGTGTGTTTTTCACTTTGTCAGCATCTTTAACATTATACCTATAAACTTTTTCTCCAACTTTATATTCAAATCCTTTGAATTCACTGTTAAACAGTTTATTGGTTCCTGCGTCAAATACTTCTTTTTGCAGCTTCTGAATTTTTTCGCTTTGTTCAGAATTTTTGTTGTATTTATCATAAAAATTAATGGCTTCTTTTTGTTCAGGAGTCAACTTGCTCCCAGCCTTAATCTCGTCGTAATACGAGGACTTTAGCCCGTCCATGTGGCTTCTAGCGTTGGCAACTTGCTCTTTAAACGCTAATTTTTTTCTTTTTATTTCTCTATCACTAGCCTCTTCTTCATCATAAGAGAACGTATCTTCGATAAGAAAATTTATTTCTTCATTATTTAAATGACTTTTAGTTTGCTTGTAATATTCTTTTAAAACTAAACTGTCATCTAATTTACTGTAATCTTGATTTAGCTTTACATAATCTTGTAAATCACCACCAGTTTTTTCCATGAAATCAAGAAGTTTTTCTACGTTTTCAGGTAAAGGCTTGCCAGTTTCTTCAGCAACTTTTATTGCTTCTTTAACTTCCTCTTTAACTTCCTCTACTTTTTCCTCTGTAGTTTCTTCTACTACAACCTCTTCTAATGTTGGAGCTTCTTGTGCTTCAACTTCCGGTTGTACTTCTTCTTGTTTTTCTGTGGCGTCGGCATTATTAAGCTCTGTAACCACTCCCTCGTTGACAGGGTTATCTTCTTTAATTTCATCTTGTTTTGGTTTTTCTACTGGTTCTTCAGTTGGTTTGCTAAGATCAAGCTTTACGTTTTCTGCTTGTTGACTATACTTTTTTAACGATTTTATTTTTATTTTACCTGTTTCTTGAGGTATTTCTTTATTTTCTTCCATGATATAATATAATAATTAATAAATTTTTTAACTAGGCTCAAATTGAGCTAGGTCAAAATTTCCGCTTAAATTGTCATTTCCAGACGATTCAAAATCTACGGGTTGACCACCACCGTTTCTTTGCTCTATAAGCTTACTTTGTTGAGAAGCTTGCATTTTAGTTCTGTCATCTTTTCTGTTTTCTCTACTAGACTCTCTATCACTTAAACTTTTAGATTCTTTTTCCTTTATTTGCATGTTATAATGAAACTCTAACTGCATTAATTGTTTTTTCAAATCAGCCTCACTCAACATTTCTTGTTTTCTTAGTTCTGATTTTTGAGCTTCTAGCTGCATCTCTGTTTGTGCTAACATTTGAGATTTTTGAACTTCAGCTTGCGCAGCAGCGGCTGCAGACTGCTGATTTGCTTGAGCTTGAGCTTGAATATTTTGTTGTTGCATTTTTTGATCTTGCTCTTGCTTTTTCTTTCTACGCACTTTTAATAGTTGGTTTGCAAGTTTTAAATTTTTAACTTCTCTAACGTCTATAGCGTCTTCTAAATTTATACTTTGCTGTTGCAGTGCCATTTGTATATTATTTTCTAACAACTGTTTTTGCTCTTCATCTGGCTGTAGCTTTATAAATATACCAAAGTCATGTAAATGTACATCTTTTAGTTCTTTTAGTATAGCCACGTTAAATGCTCCAATTTTTTGTATAAAAGCATCTTTTGTTGGTGAATACTCTATAACGTCAGAAACTCTTAATGATAAATTTTCAGCTGTTTGCAAAGTTAAAAATAAACCAGCATCTAATATGTGTCTAGTTGCTACGTTTGAATTAGCCGCCGCTATTTTTTGTATACCTACTAAAGCATCTTTATCTGGCATACTACCGTCTCTTGCTTCGTTAAGACCGGTCGTATCTCTTATCATTTGTAAATAATAATTATATGTGCCGATTAAGCTTTGCATTTTAGCACCACCGTTACCAGACTGTATTTCTTGTATAGGTACTTTACCTGGGTTCATATCGCCATCAGCGGTCATTGATCTACCAATAACACTACCTGTTTGGAAGAACATATTTAAAGCTTCTTGTGGATTATAGTTTGTGCCGTTACCTAAATCTATCTCGGCTAAACCATCAGCATCTAAATATATACCGTCAGGTATCATACGTGACATAACTTGTTGTAGCTTTAAATGAGTTAGCTGTATCATGTCAGCAAAACCTGTTATTCTACCTACTAAACTTTCTATTTTACCATCGTACATCCTTGGCGCAACTATAGAATAATTCATGTTAACTTTAGTATAATCGCTTTTTGGCCTTACCATATTTTTAGCTAATCCCCAATGTAACAATTTGCTTGTTCCAAGTATAATAGCTCCTTCATATAAAACCTCTATGGATTTTGATAGTTTTTGAAATTGATTTGCTATTTCTTTTGGTGGGTCAAACTTGTCAGATTTAAGTATTGCTTTAACACCACCGCTACCAGTTTCTTTTACTTTATAAACCTCGTTGTTATAAGTTTTATAATTAAAATATAAAACCTGAACTTTATTGCTATCGTATTTACCTTGTGTGGCATAACTTTGATTATAAGCTAATTCGTTATAAGGCTTTGTTTGGTGTACTTCTTCTAGTTCTTCTAAAGTTAGATCAGGAAATTCTTTTACTAATTCATTAATAGGTATGGTTTTAACTTCGCCAACATAATATAAATCATCAAAATAAGGAGAGTCTGTGTAAGAATAAACCATTTTAGCAGGATCGACATAATCAACCGTAATACCCTTTGATTTGTTGTAGCAAGTTTTAACAGCACCTATTCCTAAAACAGCTAAATCATAATAAAATCTTTTTTGAGTTAAATCATAATTGTTACCATCTAACACACAGTTTATAGCTTCTTCTTGCGCTATTTCAACACCCTGCTTATAGTTAAGCTGCATGTGTAAAGAAAGCTCTTCTTCGTTTGCCGGTAACTCTTCAGTCTCCATTTCACTAGACCTAATATCTATTCCTTGTTGAGCAGCCATTTGAGTCATCTCAAGACTTTTCATATCTTCAAGTATATCTTCCATATACTTAGTTCTTTTTTCTACACCAAAAGGATCTTGAGAGTATGTAGTTATATCGTACATTCTTTCTGACATACCATTTACAACTATATCTACAAACTTAGGTATAATAGGTACTGGTTTCCAGTCTAAATTTAAATAAGACAAATCACCATTAATAGACAGTTCGTCTTTGTATTTTTGCACTGATTGCTCTCCTCTAGCGTAAGATCTTAGCTTGTGATAGTTATCTTTACCTTTTTTAAACTTACTATTCATACCTCCGTTTTCAAACCACTCAGCTTCAATAGCTCTACCAACTTTCAAACCGTACTCGGCAGAGTGTTTGTACTCGTCGTTTACGTTTTGTTTAGGAAAATAATCTTTAATAATTGGATCTGCCATGTTAATTTTCTATTATTTTTGAAGTAAAGCCATCGTTGTTAAATCTAGCTATACTTATATTTAATTGTTCTCTTTTAATTGTTGCGTTTGGTTTGTACAAGTGCCTGTTGTTTGCCATTATAGCAAGTCCAGAACTAATAGACGCATCATGTTTTGTTCTTTTGTTTATATCAAATTTAGCCCAGTCATTTAGCAACTCGTTAAAATAACAGTTACCAAACGAACCATCTTGTTTCATACCTACGTGATCTTGTATATACATTTCAATTGCAGCGGCATGTGCTTGCTTTATATCTTCACTTGAATTAGGTATGCCACCTACTTCTTTTTCTGCTACAGATAGTTTGTTCCATATTTTATCAGGTCTGTTCATGCTAAAACCTCTATAACCACGTCTTCGTAAATAATACAATAGACGAGGTTTGTTGTTCTCTGCGAGTATAGGCATCCCGTAAAATACTAATGCCATTAGAACGTCTTCAAAGAACATCTCTGCTGTTTGTGGTCTAGCTAAATACTCTAAGAAAAATGTGTTAGCTGGCGCGTCTTCCATACTAAACTTAGTTAATCCATGCAAAGCGCCTTTAGAACCTACACCATCTACAGTTCCTGATATGTCATAACTATCACAACCAAAAGCACCCATATGTTCGTTACCAGGCCATTTAACACCGTTTTTAGTTATAACGTTGTTTTGTAAGTTTTGCTTTGGTGTCCAACTAACTTTAAACCTACCTTTTTTATCTGGGTAAAATATTACCTTAGAATCTTTAACGCCGTTAACCCATTGAAAATTACCTTGAGTAAGGCCTAGTGATCTACCTAGTTCTTCGTTAAAATCTATTTGCTCATATAATTTAACTAAATTAAATATACTATTTTTTGTTTCATCTCTAAACGCGTGCTCAGTAGTTCTTGGAAACTGTCTGTAAAACTCGTTTAATGCATCTTGATCGTTTTTTAAACCGTCAGCTTCATTTTGCCAACTGTCTATAACACCTATATCTATTAACTCCCCATGTGGATCGAATACTTCATGATCCGGAGTATTGAAGACTGGGCTTCCGTGCTCATCAATAAATCCTTCGTAGTTCCACTCCATTGGGATAAAAAGAGAATATAATCCAGACGCTGTTTGTCCATTTCTGTTTCGCTTAGTAACATCCGATGAGTTGTATAATCTTTTGAAGTTTTCTCCACCTTTATCTAATGCGTTTGATGTTGAGCCCATCATACATTTACCTATTATTCTACTACCTAATCGTAAACATGTCTTTGTAACTCTCCAGTTATTTAATATATTATCGGGTCTTTCCCACTTACCACTTTCGTCATGTACTAACAGTTGAAGTTTTTCTCCGTCATAACTGTTATCACCTGTATTTTTCCAATCAATAGTAGTATCAAGTCCAGCCAAGTCTTCCTGCTTTTCATTAGCAGTAATTTTTTTACGCGTGAACTTACTTGCAGGAACCCTATAAGCAAGTTCAGACTTAGGCCTGTCCATACCGTCTTGAATCGGTTTAAAAAAGAACGGGTAGTTAATACTAATTGGAACCACTTTGTCTGTAAACATTTTTTTAGCATCTGCTCCTGTTTTAGATAATATACCAAACCTACTGTCACTTGATATTGTAGCTTGATTAACTGTTTCAGCTGATGACATAAAAGAAAAACCAGATCGTCTGTTTTTAAGGTAACACATACCATAACATCTTTTATCTGCTTTGCAAGCTTCCCAGAATATGTAGAATAATCTATTAGCTTCTCTAAAATCTGGTGCACCTACATCAATCTTACTCCACTGTAAGTACATGTAATGTGTACCTGTTATATATGTTGGTGTTCCAGCATTGTTAAACCAAAAGCCTTCTTCTCTACGTTTAAACTCTTCGTCTATGTAATCAAACCACTGTGCTTTTTTTTCTTCAGGGTAGTTACGCCAATCAAATATATTTTTAAGCCTAACTAGTTCTTTTGGGTATTCAAACTGTTTCCACTTTTTTTCCTCGTTGCTATACACACTACGCTCTTTAGGCAATGCTATTTGAAAGTTTTGTATCTCTATTATATCTCCTATCTCTCCAGTCTTAGATATAACAACAATATCTTGTTCTTTGTTATAACCATACTTCCATTTTTTACCTTTGTTAAGTCTATTTATAGTAGTTTTTTTTATAGGTTCTACTATCTTAACTAAATTTTGCTCGTACATTACTTAGATCTGCCTTCTGCGAATCCTCTAAAGATTTTTTCCTTTTTCTCTTCAGGTGTTTTTCCCTCAAGCAAGTTTTCTTCTTCTTGTATTCTGTTAAGTATTTCAAATGCGTCAAATATAGCTAGTTTTTTAGTAGCTGCAGCATTTTTTAATCTATCAGCTGATATATCGTCATCGCTATCAACAATATCTTCTTTAGCAACTTTGATCAACTCTTCAACCGCTCTGTGCCCAGCTAGGATTATATTCTTTTTCGTTTCCTTTATATCCATATTTAATTGTAATATAATTAGATTTAACTCTGTAAAGTCTTTCACCATCTACTACGAACTCAAACTTTGAATCAGGGTGAAAACCTATTATTTCATTTTCTTGCACTGTACCATCGGTATACTTAACAACTCCTTTTAAATTTTCTTCTTTTTCAACGTTAAATTTATCTTTGTTAATTATAGGTTTTACAAAACAATAACCTTCCATACATTGCCAACGTTGAGAATAAACTTCTTTGTCGTGTTTTTTGTATAAATAAACTTGATCTAAATTAACAAAATATTCATTATCTTTGTACCAAGATCTACTATTTTGTTCTTCACCCCTAATGTTGTGAAAACGTCTAAATATATTATGATGCACTAACACAGTGTCACCTATATCTATAGGTGTTGTAAATGCTAAAGGCACCGCTTTTACAATTGCCTCGCGATTAACATGCTGGTGGTTAAATATTTCTGTATTTACAATAAGTTCTTTATCACCTACTTTTTTAACGTTATTATATCTACTGTTGTTTTTAGGTGACACTAAAAAATCGTATACAGTATTCATTAATATTCTAAATTATACTCTATAGACACAGCCATGTTTTTATTAAAATCTTTCCATGGTAAAACTTCTTTACCTTTTTTAATATAAATACTAAACTTATCTTTTTCTTCTAGTATGTTGCATATAGTATGACCACCATACACTTCTTGCCCAACGGCATAGTGCATGGCATCATTTTTATAGTTTGATCCTATACTAATCTTCCTTATTAACTTCGACATCTTCTGGGTATGTTATACTACCATCTTCAATATTAATGTTAACTTCTCCGTATTCTTGTTTCAACGCCGTTTGTTCTTCACGCATTAAATCTTGAATTTTAGTATATTCATGGTTTATCATATGCTTACGAGTTTCTATTCTACCTATCTCTAATTGCATACTATTCATTTGCTTTATTAAGCCTTGAATACCATCTAATTGTTCCTTGCTTATACTTGTTGGTCTAAGGTCCTTAACCTTAGGTGTTTTTCTTTTTGCCATTTTATTTAATTTAAGTTAATTTTGTTATTTATATTATTACACGCTTTATTTTTGTTTTAAGGTGCTATTGTCCTAGTCATCTATTGTAGGAATATATCCTCCTTCTTCTAATTCTTCTATTTCTATACCAGTTTTATCACCAACCCAATCACTATGGTTTGTAAATGTGTAGTTAGAACATGTTTCTATTGTTTGAAAAGATCTTACTCTATCACTAATTAAATCAGTTGTAGCAACTAATCTTTCTGTACGATCTATACTTTTACGCATAAAGTGTACATTATTCTTGTTTATTGTTTCAAATACTTCTTCTGTTAATATATAGTAATTCATATTATTTATTTACAATTTCTGATTGACCATTTATATTAAAGTCGTCATTAGAAACTGTAGCATTACCATTACCTTCCCATTTCCAATATCCTTTTAATTTATTAGCAGCACTGTGAGTTGTCACGTCCATTGGCGTTCCACTGTTATACAACTCTGTAACTTCTGTGGCACTTAGTTCTTTTTGAAATATTGATAAATCATTATAAACTGTTGCCGAGCTATTACCAGTTTTTACCTCACCTTGTGAAACACCGTTAGACCCTAAACTCCAAGTTCTATTGTTAGTAGTGCTCATTGCTGGACTACCACTACCAAAGTTTGTTTGTATTGGTGCTGCCCCAGCAGCATTAGCATTCCAGTATAGTTTCATTGCACTAGCAGCGTTTGTTCCTGATTTTGTAAAAGTAATCATAGTGTAGTCATCACTGTTCACATAACCTCTATTACTAGCACTCCAATACGTACTACCTAAACCAGCTGCAGCATAACCAGCTGCATAAGCACCTGAGTTTGAGTGAAACAACCATTCAGCAAGCTTGTACCAAGCATCTGACGCTGTTGTTTTATTACCGTATTGTATACGTAATCTATTGTTACTTTCGTTGTACATAATTTTAATCATATCTGACAACTGATATGAAGCAAATTCTTTTTGACCAATTAACATATGTATGTTAGTGTTTAAACTACTACTCCAACCTGCTTTAACCCAAAATGATATTGTATACGCTGTAGTACCAGTAAAATTAAACGTGTCATCAGTGTCAACAAAGTTAATACTATGGGTAGCGGAAGTTGTTAATGTTTTTGAAACTGCTTTATCATTTACAAATGCTACTGTAGCATCATGGTCGTAACCAAAATAATCAGACATTTTTATTTCAGCACCTTCTTCATAAACACCGTTGTCCCAGCTGTCAGTATTAGGCCTTGTAGTAGAGTTTTGATTTATATCATTTTCTAAAGCCAATGTAAGAAAGCTAATTTCAGTGTTATATGTTTCAGGAATAACAGCTACGTAAGCATTGTTTTCAAGCTCTTCCTTTAGCCCATATAGACTAAGTCCATTAGTGCCATCAGTTGGTATTGCCATTTACTAATTTTTTTAGTTCTTCAATTTGTTTTTGTTGTTCTTGTATAGCGTTTGTTAATACAGCTATCATTTTGTTGTATTCAACCCCTAGTTTTGTTTCTCCTTCCTCACCGTTAAGCAAAACTGATTCACCAACTAATTCTGGTATTACTTCTTGAACGTCTTGAGCTATAAAACCTATATTGTTATTACCTCTTAGTTCATCTTTCCAGTCATACATAACTGGTTTTAACTTTAAAACTTCTTTTAAACCATATTGATCTAAAGTTCTAATATTTTTCTTAAGCTTTCTGTCTGAGGTTATCGTGGTTGAGTATGCCTTTACATCACCGGCAGCGTGAAAAGTTCCTTCATATTGAAATCTAAATCTTTCATTGGTTCCATCAAACATTTTTACGCTACCACTTCCAGTTCCAGGTGAAAAATCTAAATGCATATCACTAGATCCATAACCAACATGTAAAGCCGCATTATACAATGTATCAATAGCTGTTATATCGCCATTTAGTGTTAATGCATCTGCCGCGTCAACAGCTATTCCACCATTTGTAGCAACTTTAACACTCAAACCGGCTGTTTGATCAAGTTGTAAACCGGTGTTTGTTGGATTTAAAAGAACTTTAACTTTGTTAGAGTCAATTGATATTCCAGCACCAGTATTGACTTTAATAATACCAGATGAAGTTGTTAAACCACCTGTAGTGTCTGTTAGCGCTGCAGCTAAATCACCAACACCTCCTCTATGACCTTTTCCACCGTCAGCGTCTAAAAATATTAATTCATCATCAGCTACTATTGTTGCTGAGGTAGCTTCTGTTAAATCAACTTCTAAATCTCCACTACCATCTACATCTAGCATAGCACCCGCGCCTCTTTCACTATTTGACCAAGGCACATTAACACCCATTTGATTAGATGAGTTTAACTGAACTGGATATACTCTATTACTTGTACCTGCACCTCCAGCATTATAAGATTGTGTTAACTGTGTATCACTACCTAGCTTTACACCACCTAAAG